CTTAAAAGCCGCCAAGGATGACGTTGATGACATGGTCGAGCGTTCGCTCCTGCAGCGTGGGCTCGGTTACAACATCGAGGAAGAAAAGCTCTTTGTGATCAACGACAAGATCACGAGCAAGACGGTTCTCAAGCACATCGTCGCGGACACGACTGCCGCCTTGGCGTGGCTTCACAACAGGCGCCCCGACAAGTGGCGGCAGAAGATCCCAGAGCTTTCAAACCTTGCCGACTCCATTGGCAACGTACTCCAAGAGCTGAGAAAGTATGCCGAGAAAAGGCCTTCAAAATCTGACCTCAAAGGCAAGTAAACCTGCAGCCGACCCGCGGGCAGAGATGCTGAAGCGGGTTCTCGGATATCAGGACAAGCCTGTTGACTACCTGGCGCAGGTCCTCGGCATCAAACACGTGTGGAGGAAGAAAGGCGATCTCGACAAGTTCCCGGGAGAGCCGGCCATCTGGTCTCTGCAGGAGGATCTCTTAAACGCCTGCCCGCGCGCCATCAAAGAGCGCAAGGCTATTTACTGCGGATCAGGACACTCCTGCGGGAAAGACTTCATCGCTGCAGCCATCGGCCTGTGGTTCCTGCAGACAAGAATGCCCTCGATCGTCGTTCTCACCGGTCCCACGTCCCGCCAGGTCGAGGACATCATGTGGAAAGAGACGCTCGGTCATTGGGAGCGGAAAGTCATCAACTTGGGCGGTCACGCCATGACATCACCCCGGCTCGACATCGACACAGACTGGTACATGGTCGGGTTCACGACGAAGGAATCGAAGGGATCCAAAGAGGCCGGCGGTGCAAAGTTCCAAGGCTTCAAGGGTAAGGACAACATCTGCGTGATCGTGACCGAACCGCAGGCTGTTGAAGACGTGATCTATGACCAGATCGACGCCATCACAACGGGTGCGAACGTCCTTGTTGTGTTCATCGGTAACCCGACCCGGGCATCTGGCCGCTTCGCCAAAGGCCTGAAAGACAAGAAGACAAACATCGTTTTCAACATCTCCTGCCTTGAGAACCCGAACTATCTCGAGCGCAGGACAGTCATCCCGGGTCTGGCATCCTTCGCCTGGGTGGAAGACAAGCGCACTAAGTGGGGCGAAGATGATCCCCGGTGGATCGGCCGTGTCGAAGGCAAGCTTCCTGACGGCACGACTAACCGGGTCTTCAGCGATGAACTGCTCAATCACATGACGAGCCGGCACGGGCTTCTGTCCACGTATTCAGACGTGAGAGGCGTGGCTTTGGATCCCGCGGGCGAAGGCGTGGATGATAACGTCTTTATGTCTGGCTCAGGCGGTGAGGTCATCGAGACCTTCATGAAGACGAGGATGTCTCCCTCGGACACAGCCATCAAGGCCATCGAGATGTGCAAGCGCATCAACGGGAACTTTGTCATCGTGGACGTGGACGGTCTCGGGCAACGTGACTATGCCGAGCTCGTGAAGCTCCCGCGGGATTACAAGCAGGGCATTCAGATCGTCCCCTTCGCAGGCTCAAACGCAAGTGACGTTGTCATGGTGCTTCCGAACGGTAAGGAAAAGAAACTCTACGGCAACCTGCGGGCGGAGGCTGCTTTCGCCGCGCAGGAGAGAGCCAAGGCGGGACGCGCGGGTCTTGATCCCAAGGCAGAAGAGCTGAAGGAAGACCTCGAGGCCGACATGTGGTTTGAGAAAAACGGTGTGATCTACCTGCTCGACAAGGATGACATCCGCCTGCTTCTTGACCGATCACCTGGTCAAGGTGATGCCTATAAAATGCTCCAATGGGCGACGAAAAAGAACTTCCGCAAAGAGCCGGGTAACTGGGACGGCGGTGGAAACAGCTTGCCAACAACCGCCATCATGGACGATACTCCTCCCGTTTCGGTGAAAGATCTCCGAAACTTACCGCGTCAAGCGCAGATGGACTGAGACTCTCCCATGATAATCAGACCTGGAACCAGAGAAGACATCCCCGCTGCAGCCGACCTGATTGACGAGTTCATCGCAACAAGCCTCTTTGAGTACGGAATCAAGTTCGACCGAGCGCACGTGGTCAAGACCTGCGAGTCCTTCGTGGGTGAGAACTCGCTTCTCGCCGTGGAAGGTGACAAAGTCGTGGGCTTGATCGCCGGCATTGAGAAGAAACATTTCCTCACGGGCGAGAGGTTCTTCGAGGAGCAGATGTGGTTTGTTTCCAAGGCATACCGCAGGCAGGGCATCCTCCTTGTGCAGGAGCTTGAGCGTCAACTTCGTGCCAGAGGGGTCGATAAGTTCATCATGGGCTACATGGCAAACTCAATGTCAGAGAAACTTCACGCTCTCTATGAGGCGATGGGATTCCGCTTCATGGAGGCACACTTCATCAAGGAGCTGAAATGATCGCGCGCCTCCTCCGCTGTCAAAAGGGTTTCATCGCAACAAGCACGGCTCTCGCCGCAGTAGGCACGGCCGTTGCCATCGGCGGCGCAGTCAAAGGTGCCGTTGACCTCTTCAAGGGATCACGGAGCGAAAGCAAGTCTGCCCCGGCTGCCTTACCCGCACCGGCAACGCCGACCCCGGGAGCATCCCTGGACGAAGCAAAACAGCAGGCAGCTCGTCGAAGAGCGACCGCTGCAGCCAACGGCGGGAACACAAACATCACGGGCGGGACGGCTTATCTCCAGCCTCAAAACCTTCAGCAGAAACAACTCCTCGGCCAATGAACATCAGAATCGCACAGACCTGCGACATCCCCACTCTTCAGCAGATGAACAGAGACCACGCCTCGGGCAGTCAATACAACAAGGATAAGGTCGATAACTTTATCGCTGGATGCGTTCAGACAGGGCGTGTGCTTGTGGCTGTGGTGGATGACAAGGTCGTGGGGTTCATGGCCGGGAATGTTCAGGAATCACTCTTCACCGATGACGTGTTCTTCATCGCCATGGTGCTTTACTTCAAAGAGGGATATAGCATTCATGTCGGACGCTTCCTCGGCATGGTCAACGACTTCCTTGACGCCATGACCAAGGCAACAAAGCTCGTGATCGCTGTTCCCTATTTTCACGCAAACAATGAGCGTCTTTACGAGCTGAAGGGCTTCCAGAAGCTCGAGACGCACTGGGTGAGGGACATCGTTTGAAAAAGCCAGAGAAGAAGCCTGTATCACCCACCAAGGAACCGAAGATCCGCAGGAACGGAATCCTCGTCAAATACAAGTGTGACCTTTGCAATTTAACCCGTGAGAGGTTCTCAAGCGATGAGTGTGTCGTGGAAGTCGCCAAGCTGATCTGCGTTAAGGATCGGACAGAGATGCGCCGCGAGACATCGTTCATCGACGAGGATGGAAAGGAATGCCACCGTGCCGGGTTTTAGCGTAGAAGACGTCTGCCGTCAGAATGACATGCTGTCCGCCGAGAATGAAAACTGGAGAGGTTATCACCAGGAGGTTCTCGACTTCTGCAACCCTCGCAACGCCTTCATGACCATGCCCCGCAACCCGGGCGACCGTCTGAAGGTCAATCACCTTTACGACAGCACGGGCATCAAGTCCCTAAAGATCTTCACCGCGGGCTTCCACGCCAATCACACGAACCCGGCGTCAATCTGGTTCGATTGGGTCACAGACCAGATCGAACTCAAGGAAGACAAAGACGTGAAGATGTTCTTCGCTGCCTGCAGGGACATTCAGCTTGCCACGCTCAACAAGTCAAACTTCAACACCTGTCAGAGGAGTTTCTACGAGAACCTGGGATCTCTAGGGACCGGCGTCACACTTCAGCTCGAGGACTTTCAGAACGTCTGCAGGTTCAATCAGATCCCGCTCGACCAGATCAACCTCGAGGAGGACGCCTTCGGCCGTATCATCGCCGTGTACCGCAATTTCAAGCTGAAAGCCATCCAAGCCTATGCCCTTTGGAAAGAGAAGGCAGGCAAGGAAGTCGTTGAAGCCATCACGGCCAAAAAATACAATCAGGAGTTCGAGTTCCTGCACGTATGCAAGCCTCGTGACTATTACGACCACACGAAGATGGACTCCCTGAACATGCCGATCGCCTCTATGTGGATCAACAAGAAAGAGAAGCACCTGATCAAGGAATCGGGCTTCACGGAGCTTCCCTACCACGTGGGGCGGTATTACAAGGCAGAGGGAACAGCCTTCGGATATTCCCCGGCCATGGACATCCTGTCAGCGATGCGCCTGATCAACGCTCAGAAGCGCACGACCCTTCGCGCTGCCATGAAGGCAACCGACCCGGCGATGCACCTGCCTTCCCGCGGGTTCATGCTTCCGCTGAACCTGAACCCCGGGGCTTTGAACTACCGCCTTGAGGGAACAGGAGCAGACTCCCTGACGGCGATGCCGACCGGGAACGCCAAGAACTTCGGCATCACCCTTGAGATGATGAAAATGGAGCGTGAGGACATCGAGGAAGCGTTCTTCGTTCCGCTCTTCAAGGCGATGTCCCGCATCGACAAGGAGATGACCGTTCCCGAGGTCAATGCTGTCATCCGTGAGAACATGATCCTCCTCGGTCCCGTGGTCGGCGAAACGATGCCCGAATACATGGGTCCGCTTCTGGTGCGGAACTTTAACATGCACCTTGCAGCCGGGAAGTTCCCTGCGATCCCTGAGAAACTCCTAGGGACAACCTTTCAGCCGATCTATCTGTCTCCGCTTGCCAAGGCGCAGCGTGAGAGTGAGCTTGTCACCCTTGAGAGGTTCTTCGGGGCGGCGGCATCTGTGGCGCAGATCAAGGGTCCGCAGGTTCTGGACAAGATTGACGGCGACAAGTCGATCGACCTGGTGGCTGAGATCATGGGTGTGAACCCGAAGGTCCTGGTCGCACAGCACGAAGTGGAGCTTCAGAGAAAAGTCCGCGCCGAAGAGCAGGCCAAGATGGCGCAGGCCAATATGATCGCAGGCGGAGCCAAGGTCGCCAATGACCTCGCCGGCGCACAGCAAAAGGCGGCACAAGCTGAAAAGGTGGCTGCTTGAGCGTAATTCACACGATAAAGACTTACCACGTAGCAGACCTCCCCTACCTCCTCCGCCTTGTGCTTCGCTCGATCTACGACCGGGACAACATGCCCGCCGAAGACATCCACCTGATGATGCACTCCATGATCAAGTGGAACACGCACCTGAAGGACAAGATCGAGCAGTACAATGAGCGTTTTAAACTGGACGGAACTCAGACCACAGACGAGCACTCAGCCCTGCAGGAATATCTTATCCGCCTGGGATGGCTTCTGCAGAGAGACGCTGACGGCAAGTTTGAACGCCGGAAGATGCTCTTCAAACTTCACCGCATTGACTACCGCAAGTTTCACCGCCTGCCCGAAGCTTACACTCCAGAAGGAATCGCGGCCGCACAAGAGCAGTACAAAAAATATGCACAAAAGAACCCTGAGCAGGAGTTCATGGGCGTTCAGTCATCTCCCGAGGTGCAGAAAGCCATGGAAACCGCTAGAACCTTAGACACCGGAGGCGCATGAACTTTACGATCGAACTCGCAGAGACAGACTCTTTCATCCACGAGGACGGCAAGGCTCGGCTCGTGAATGTCATCATCAGGCTTGAGAACAAGAAGGTCTTCCGCTTCCCTTACCCGGCCGGGAATGAGATCTCTTCGCTTTACCGTGAGGCCGAGAGGCTAATCGCAGGTGAGCGCGGGATGACGCCTGTGGCTGATGTGCCATCACTAGGAACAATCGCCTATGAGATCCGCAGGGAGACAGATATCAAGTTAGATAAGCAGATCTTGGACGCTGCCTTCTCAAACGAGATCGAACGCCGTGACATCGTGCGCTTCATCGGCCTGCCTGACAGCGTGGACAAAAGCCTGACGTCTCTTTCTGAAGAGCTTGAAGTCGGAAAAGAGTACCGGGTTCTGGCCATCACGAAGCAGAACAACATCGTCACGAGCTACGACATCCAAGACGATGACAGCCCGAACAAGATCAGGCTCACCGTCCCGGTCTTCACCGTGAAACTCGTCCGAAAGGCTGAGAAGATCCTGCCGAAGTCATTCCCGGGCTTTGAGCTGTTGTTCAAGTGTGAGTGTGGCGACGAGGGCATCATCCTGGCAGCGAACAAAGATGTCCCTTACCAGGGGCGTTGCGAAGGCTGTGGCAAGATGAACGTCAAGGACTGGCCTGAACGCCGGGAGGAAGCCAAGTGATCAACCACGCCCTTCAGAAGAAACTCGAGGAACTGAGACTCAACGGTCACGCCCTTGAACGGCTTTATATGCGGGTATTCAACTCCGAGGACGGCAAGCTCGTTCTCGAGGATCTCCGCACCCGCGGGTTCATCTTTGTCCCCACGCACTCAGAGCGCGACGAGGGCAAGAGAGAGCTGATCCTTCACATTGAAACGATGATTAACCCGGTGCCTGTCGAAGAGGCACCGAAAACAAACAACGAACCGGGCGACATGCCCGAGCAGGGGGAAATGTCATGAACAAGTTCCTGAAGATGATCTTTTTGATGCTGTCAAACGAGCGTGGCGAAGTGGCCACGGGTGGCGCAGGCGCAGCGGGTGCCGGTGCAGCAGGCGGTGAGGATGAAGGGGCAGGCGGTGCAGGCGCAGGTGCGGGTGCAGGAGCCGGGGCGCATGATTGGCGCACTACCCTTCCCGATGATGTCACAGTCCCTCACAAGGATGACAAAGGCAACCCGATCCAGGTGCGCCTGAAGGATCACCCCTCGATCTCGAAGTTCAAAAGCCCTGTGGAGCTTGGCAAGTCATACCTTGAGCTTGAGTCTTTCCGCGGGAAGAGCGTTGTCCTCCCGGGTAAAGACGCAAAGCCCGAAGAGATCACGGAGTTCTACAAGAAGCTGGGCGTTCCTGAGAAGCCTGAAGATTACAAGCTGACCGAACTGCAGGGGCTTCACGAGTCCATCAAGATCTCGGACGAAGGAAAGAAGGCATTTTTTGATCTGGCCAAGAAGGCTAACCTCACGCCCTCACAGGTGGACACGATCAACCAGTGGTACTTGACGAGCATGAACGCCGCAACGCTCGCCCAGGTGGAAGCCAACAAGGTCGCCTTGGATAAAGCGCAGAACGAACTCCGCAAGGAATGGGGAACGGAATACGAAAAACACCTCAGTCTTGCGAGTCGCTACGTCACCCGGTTCGGCGGTCCCGAGGCTGTCGCTGCGCTCGGAGATCTCGGCTCGAAGCCCGCGGTGTTGAAACTTTTTGCGAATGCTGCAAAGGCGATGACCGAGGACTCTGTCGAAGGGCTTGGTTTCTCATCTCTTGACGCCACGGCCGGAAGCGCAGCGCAGAAGATCAAAGAGGCTCTCGGGGATCCCAAATCTCCCTATATGGACGCCAATCATCCGAAGCACGCCGAGGCTGTCAAAGAGATAACCGAGCTGTACAAAATAGCTTATCCGAATTAAGGGGATCACCATGCCAAACGAGACACCCAAAAAGGTCGGGACACTTTCTGACCTTGACATTATCAACTCAAGAATTAAAATCCTGGAGCCGTTGATACAGACGGCATCAAAGCATTCCCTAGAGAAAGACGCGATCCTTCCGATCGCAGAGAAGTTCTGGGAGTTCGCTACAAAGCCAATCGTTGAAGCTGAGCGAAAGGAACAACCGGCAGAGCCGAAGCAGGAAGCAACACCTCCAGCGGATGCAAAGTCGGCTCCAGCGAAAGCGTAGAACGACCTTTTAGCGAATCCTGAACACGGGACAACCCACTCTCCCACCCGGGCCCCATGAGATTTCGGCAGACCCTTTCTGGCTAATCTGCAAAACAGCCAACTGATTTTTAAAAGGAGATCCCGACCATGGGTAGCCCCGAGACAGCGTTCGTCCGTCAATACGAAGACACCATCAAGATGCTCGCGCAGCAGATGGAATCCTATCTTTCCCCGACCGTCATGGTCGATCGCAACTGGACCGGCGAAGTGAAGCTTTATGACCAGTATGCGTCCGATGAGTTCGTGGAACTCACCGCCCGCTACCAGGACACGCCGATTCAAGATCCCGATCACAGACGGCGTGCAGTTCGTCCCCGTTACTTCGTCAGCAACACCCTTCATGACCCCGTTGATGCGCTCCAGATGCTTGTGGATCCCCGCTCGACGTACATGGAGGCCAAGCGTGCCGGTGCTAACCGCAAGATTGATGACATCATCATCTCTGCCTTTGGCGGTACCGCTTACACAGGCAAGGACGGCACCACTCCGCAGACGTTCACCGCAGCGAACCAGATCGCGGCCGCAACCTTCGGCATGACCAAGGCCAAGACCCTGACAGCAAAGAAGCTGTTGGATAAGGCTGAAGTCGAGAAGAACGACCGCTTCATGGCGCACGGTGCGGAGCAGATGGAAGATCTGCTCAACACGACCGAAGCCACCAGCTCGGACTACAATGTCGTTCGCACCCTTGTTCAGGGCGAGATCGACACGTGGGTCGGCTTCAAGTGGGTTCCGACTCAGCGTCTTTTGACGGATGGTGCCAGCGCGCGTCTGTGCTACGCCTACCAGAAGAAAGCCGTGCAGCTCGCCATCCAGAAGGCACCGGAAGGTCGGCTCTCTGAGCGTCCTGACAAGAACTATGCCTGGCAGGTTTACATGCGCCTGTGCCTGGGAGCCACGCGACTCGAGGAAGCCAGAATCGTCGAGATCGCCTGCGTAGAATAAGCGCAGAGCTTCTAAAGATCCCTGCCGGGGGATCCCGAAACTCCCCCGGCCTTTTTCTTCAACTCTAAACGGAGGTCCTTAAAATGGCAGATGTCAAAGGCGTAAACCAGACAAAGATCGACACGGGTGGCATTGACAACAGGCTCGACAACGGCCTGAAAGATGCCCGCGTGAAAGTTTGTCACGATTCCTATGTGGCACTCGGTACGGAAGCGGCAGCCTCAACCATCAAGATGTGCGGAGCTCTTCCTGCCGGCGCGAAGATCGTCGGCGTGGCTCTTGCGTGTAATGATGTGGGCTCAGGTGTGACGTTTTCCGTGGGTGACTCGAACTCCGCCACGCGTTACTACAACGCTGTGGACGCCCACAACACCAAGAAGTTCAATGCGATCGAACAGACCGGCCTCGGGTACGAGATCGGCACCGTCACGGGCGACAACCAGATCCTTATCACGACCGCGGGCGCGACTCTCGGCACGGGTAAGCTGATCAACATCGCCGTGCAATACTCGATCGACTAAGAAACACCGCTGTAGGCGGAGGCAGGGCTCTTCGGGGCTCTGCCTCCTTTCGCTTTGAACCTCTTGAACGCCTTGAACCTCAAACAAGCGAGGACTTCCATGAAGATCTCTTTCAAAAAATTCACGATGGCAATCGCAGTTTTGCTTGCGGTCGCACTCCCTGTCTATGCCTCAGTCGGCATCAATGAGGCGGGTGTTCCCAAGTGTACGGCCACGGACTTGAACGTCTCAACAGGCCTGAGCCAAAGCTGTGACGGAAGCACCTCTTCGATCCGTCTCGGTGATGCCTCTGGAAACCTGCAGGGAACCGGAGCAACGACCTCCGCAGGGTATGCTCGGAAGATCGTCGCTGATGCCGATGGCAAGACGCTTACAGCTGCAGAATGCGGAACGATTCAGACGAACACTGGTGCCGCATCCCCTGGCATCTGGAACCTTCCCGAAGCCTCAACTGTTCCTGGCTGTGATTACATCTTTTTGACAACCGCAGGCGTAAACTGGTCAATCAACCCTGATAATGCTGACATCATCTTGAGTTTGACCAATGCTGCCGGCGATTCAATCAGAAACAGCACCGTTGGAAACTCTGTGGCTCTTGTGGCTACGAGCGGAGTGAATTGGCAGGCCGCCATCGTTGCTCCTACGAACGGCACCTGGGCTGACGTAAACTAGAGAGGCTTCGTCCCTTCATGGCAGACGGCAAGGTGAAGCTCGCCAACATCGCACTTCGCAAAATCGGAGCGAACGCCATCTCCTCCTTTGGCGAGAACTCCGACGAAGCACGTGTCCTGTCCGATGTGTATGACACGGTCCGCGACGAGGTCCTCGCAGAGCATCCGTGGTCTTTTGCCATGAAGCGGGTCGCTTTGACGTTGAGTGCTGACGTTCCTGCCTATACCACGGACGGCCTCACAGTCGTATACGTGAAGCCGTCCGACATGGTCAGGGTGTTCTATACAAGCGTTCCTTGCCAGATTGTCGTGGAAGAAAACAGGATCCTCTCTGACACCCGGCTCCTCGGGGTCAAGTACGTCTACCGAAACGACAATCCCGCGACTTATTACGCTCAATTTATCACCGCCTTTGCGACACGCTTGGCGGCTGAAATATGTTTCAATCTCACAGAGTCGGTCAAGAAGGCAGCGGATCTCATGGCTGAGTATGAGAAGATCAGACTCCCGCGCGCCATTCAGTCAGACTCGCAACAAGGATCACCGCAGGAAGCAAGGGCGGACGAATGGGACATCGCTCGTCTGGCAGGTGCTGGCTCTCAATACTTTACACCCGGGCTTGGTCAAGCCACCTGGCATCCGATCTGATCTCTGAAAGAGGATAAATGGCAGGAAAACCGACCAGCGTTCAAACAAACGTCACAGGCGGTGAGATCAGTCCTCTCGCTATGGGACGCTTCGATCTCGCCAAGTTTCCGAACTCTGTCAAGATCCTTGAGAACTTCCTGATCTATCAGCTCGGCGGCGGGATGTTCCGCCCCGGCACGAAGTACGTTGCGCCGACAAAATACGGCGACCTCAGAAGAACCCGCCTCATCAAGTTCCAGTATTCTGTCCTGCAAAATTACGCCATGGAAGTCGGTCACGAATACATCCGTTTCTTTTCAAACGGGGCTCAGGTCGTTTTGACCCTCGCGGATGTCACAGCCTGGGGAACAACGACCGGCTACGTGGTCGGCGATTACGTCAAAGAAGCCGGCGTTATCTATTACTGCATTTCAGCGCACACCTCGGGAACCTTCGCAACAGATCTGGCGGCGAACAAGTGGGTCGCACAGTCAATCCTCGAGATCCCGACCCCGTACACCGAGGACGATATCTATCTCCTGCAGGTCGCTCAGCACCAGGATGTGATGTACATCACTCACCCGACCAAGAAGGTCAGGAAGCTCACCCGAAACAGTGCCATTGATTTTGCTCTTGTTGAGGCTCCAATCGTGCGCGGGCCGTTCCTTGATGACAACGTGACTGCGACCACGATCACGGCCTCCAGCGCAACAGGGGCGACAACCCTGACGGCTTCAACGTCGATCTTCACGGCCAATCAGGTCGGATCGTTCTTCAGGGTCAAGGACGGCGTTGTTCTTATCACCGCGTACTCGAGCGGGACAAGCGTGGACGGTACCGTGCAGGCTGAACCTGACGGCACGGCCGGGAACCTTGGAAGCACGTCAGCGGAGAAAGACTGGGCGGAGGGTGCTTTTAGCGAAAAGCGTGGTTATCCCGTGACCTTGGCGTTCCATGAGCAACGGATGTATTACGCCTCAGAGCAGTATTTCTACGGATCCGTGATCGGTCAGTTCGACAACTTCAAAGAGGATGCCGACGATCCCTCTGCCTCGGTGAAGTTCCTGATCGTGGCCGACGAAGCGAACCCGATCAGATGGCTGGCTTCGATCGCCAAGTCTCTGCAGAACGGAACCGCGGGCGGTACCTTCTCAGCGTCATCTGGAACCGCAAACTCAGCGATCACGGCCGACGATATCAACGCCAATCAGGACACGAACTACGGCGTGCTGCCGATCAAGCCGGCGAAGATCTCATCTTACCTGTATTACATGCAGCGGAACTCCTATCAGCTCAGGGAGCTTGTCTATGACCTTCTGACAGACCGGAGCAAGGCCAATGACATGAACCTCCTGGCTGACCACATCCTGAGAGACGGCGGGGGTGCCACCGACATCAAGCACCAGCAGAGTCCGAATGACAGGCTGTGGATCCCGCGGGAAGACGGCCAGATGGCTGTCCTCACACGGAACCCTGAGCAGGAAGTCCTCGGATGGTCTCGCATTGTTGCCGGCGAATCATCAGGCGTCCCGGGTGAGTTTGAGTCTGTCGAGGTCTTGGCGGCTGACCGGGTAGACGATGTCGTGTGGGTGATTGTCCGCAGGAAGATCAACGGGAGCTGGACGAAGTTTGTGGAATACTTCACGCCCGAGAAGTTTGACGATGACTTCGACGCGGTTCACGTGGACTCATCCCTGACTTACGACAACCCATTGAACATCACCTCGATCACGCTCGGTGCCTCAGTCACGATCGGAATTGTGGGGCATGGTCTTTCCAACGGCGCACAGATCAGAATCGACAACATCCTCGGGCGCAGGCCGGCAACCGGCAGCGGGCAGACGAACGTCACAGACCTGAACAGGAAGCTTTTTCTCGTCAAGAACGCCACGGCCGACACTTTTCAGCTTTCCGACACCTCTGGCGGGAACATCAGCGGGACGCTTTACACCGCATATCTTGAAGGCGGTGAGGTTCGTGAGATGATCACGGCCGTGACGGGTCTTGATCACCTGAACGGTGAGACCGTGACCGTGGCGGTCGATGGCGGGCTTCCGTCCGCACAGCAGACCTATGAGGTCGTTGCCGGGGCGATCACGCTCAGCCAGAAGGCGGCGGTCATTCATGTCGGCCTGCCGTACACAGGCACCATGCAGATGCTGAAGCTTTCAGACGGCGCGGTTCCGACAGGGCAGATGACCAAGCGCAGGCTTCACATGTCGAAGTTCCGAGTCTACCGTTCCTTGGGGATTAAGATCGGGGTCAGCGAAGAGACTCTCGGGACCGTGTTCTTCAACAAGCCGAATGACCCTCTCGGTGTACCGCCTGCGCTTGTGACCGGGGACGTGAAGAAGTTCTTCAGCGGTGGATGGTCCGAAGATGACGAAGTGATCATCAGGCAGGATCAGCCTCTTCCGCTTTTCATCCTGGCGATCGTTCTCAAAAGTGAAGTAGAGGAGAGTTAAAATGGCATTCTTGGCACCGGTGGCAGCCACAGCAGGATCAGTTCTGACGAACCCCTTGACCTGGGAAGCCGCGAGCTTTGCGGGCGGGATCCTGCAGTCCAAAGGGCAGGCGAAGCAGGGCGCAGAGCAGATGAACGCCTACAACCAGAACGCCGAGCTTTACACTCAGCAGGCGCAGTCCACGAGGAAGGCGGCTGAGCTTGAATACTTCCGCAAGAAGAAAGCGATCAAGAGTCTCATCGGTGCTCAGAAGGCCGGCTACGCTGCGCGCGGTGTTTCCGTGAACACGGGATCCCCGATAGACGTGATGGTGGCCGACATCGCAACCGGGGAACTCGACATCGCCATTGATCAATACAATGCGGATGTCGCATCCAAAAGATACGATCACGCCGCGGCCGTTGAGCGGTACTATGGACAGCAGTCAAGCTCTGGCGGTTCTACGGCCGGGGCAGGCAATCTCCTGCAGACAGCGGTTCAGTTCGGGTCGCTGATGAGCAAGCTGAAGAAGGTGGGCTAAAATGGGCGGACGGATCCCGGGCGTTATTCCAAGAGCACAGAGCAGAGAAAATCAGCTTTCGACGGCACCGACCGATGTGGGTGTCGATCCCCGCATGGCATCCCAAGGCGGTAAGAACATGGAGGCTGCAGGATCTGCTATCTCCCAGGCTTCTGATCTCCTGTCGAAGACATTCACCTTGGCTCAGCAGACCCGGGCGCAGAACACCCTTGAGCGCAGTGTCGCTGAGATCGAAGCCGAGGCTGAGATGGATCAGGACTATTCCCCTGAGAAGGAGAAGACCTATCTTGACCGCCTGAACACCGCCACGCAGGAAGCGTCCGGCCAGATATCAATCCCGGCAGCGCGCGGAATCTTTGAGGAGGAAGCCAACACCAGAAAGTTCATCTCTGGAAAGCGCATTCAAGGCTTGTTCGTAAAGAAGGCCGTGGACGGTGCCAAGGCTGAGCTTGCGACCTTCTTAGAGCAGAAGAAAGATCAGTTTATAACATCGAATAGCCTAGGAGAGCGTGAGAACGCCATCCTGCAGAGAGACAACAAGATCGACAGCATGGTCTCTGTCGGGATGCTGAGCCGTGAAGACGGCGCGAAGATGAAGATCCGCGAGGATGAGGAGTGGAACAAGTCGGTTTTGACCTACGACATTGAGACAAGCCCTGTCTTCGCCAAGGACGAACTTGAGAAGGGTGAGAAGGGGTACTATGCAGCGGTTCCCGCTGAGACCCGTGTCCAGATGCTCGACATCGCCACCAAGCGCGTCGAGTTCCTTGACAAGAAGCGGGTCAACGACACCGAAGACGCCCTCTTTCGTGCTTCAGTCACAAAAACGCTCACGGCCGGGATGCTTGAGGAAGCAGCCCTCACCGGGAACATCTCCGAGACGTTCTTCGGGAAGATGAAGAAAAACCTCTCATCAGCCATCGGACCCACAGCCGGGACGGACAAGGCGACCTACATGAACCTGGTCAGCATGCTCCTCAACCCCAAGGTGTCTCCCGCAAAGGCGCGCGAAGCCCTTCTGGATGAGCAGACGGCCGGGAACCTGAGTCCTGCAGACTTCAAGAAGCTTTACCAGATGCACTTGACGCCCGCTGAGAACGGCCGTCAGAGCCTTGAGCAGATGATCGGCGCGGAGCAGGCCGGGACAGACTTCGAGCAGGCGGTCGAAGAGGAGCGGGTGAAGACCGAAGGCCTGGAGAAAAAAAGAGGATTTCTCAATTCCGCTGTGTCTTTTCTTCAAAACATGGGCGGGAAGAACGTCATGAACTCCGCGGACATGGTCAAAGAGTTCTACGAGGAAGCCATCGCCAAGAACGCCCAGCCTGAGCAGTTCAATCAGATCGCTCGGCAGGTCATGAGCAAGCAGATGATGAAGGCCTTCCCTGAGCTTACCAGCTACCCGAAGACAGGTCGGCTCAAGGTGGACGCTTACGGAAACAAGATCAGGGTGTTCCCTGACGGAACATGGCTGGAGGAAAAGTGATGCCTTTTGACTGGGCGACAGCCACAGATCTCGAGGAAGTGCAGGCACCGACTCCCGCGGGCGCACCGGGAACCCCTCAGGAAAAGACAGAATCCACCCTTGAAACCAAGATCCCCTTTGACTGGGCTTCCGCCCAAGACGCTCCAGATGACGGCGGGCAGGGTGCCATGGATGTCGAAGGCGGGGCTGAAACGGTGTTCATCCACGCCCCTGAAGCTCCCGAAAAGCAGAACTTCCTCGACGCTTTGGCGAAGACCGCAAAGGATTATGCGCTTAAAGGCTCAGTTTCGCTTGGTGAAGAGATCTCCGAACCTGCGGGTGAAGCCTTGGGTTTGCAGGAAAACGCCTTAAAACGCCAAAATGCGAGATCTCAGGCCATTTATTCACTTTCCCAGGCAACAGGCCTCCCGCTGCACGAAGTCGGTCAGCACTTTGACGATCTGGTGCAGGATCCCAAGCTGACCGGCATCAAGGGCAGTTTTGCCACGCCTCTTGACGTTTTAGAGCTTGGGCTGGCGTTTGCCACACCGTTCGCCTTCCTGACTGCGCCTGTGGCCACCGTTAAGGGGCTTTTGATCTTCGGGGCTTTGGATAAGCTGATCCCGACCGAGAAGTTCATCGAATCCTTGGGTCCTGAGACTTCGCGCGACACCAAGGAAGCACTTCGGCTCGTGGACATGATCGCCAAGGGTGCGCTCACGGCCGGGGTTTACAAGAAGACCTCCCCGCTGATCAACGAGGCCATCGAACGCTTTACCCTGGACAAGCTGCAGAAGTTCCGTCTCCCGACAACGGTGAAGCTGACCCCTGAGCAGGTGCGTGACATCTGGCAGACCGGGAAGCTGACAACGGGTGAGCAGAAGAGTCTCCTCGCGGAACTGAACCTGACCAGCGCAGAGCGCAAGCGTGCGATCGACATGGGAATCACGATCAACGTGCCGGCGCAGAAGCTCTCGAAGGTGATGGATAAGCCGTACTGGAAAAAGATCAAGGACATCTTCGGTGCAAAACCTGTGAATAAGACAACCGTGTCGAGTGCGGGGAAAGCTTCCAAGGCGGCCGCAGGGCTTCTTGATGCTCCCAAGATGGCAGAGATCGTGACTGAAGGCGGCGGGGTGTTCGTCGGGTACCAGGCACCGAGCCTCACGAAGAGCGGGAAGAACTTCGGGAACATGGTCTATTTTAACAGCCCGAAGACGGACTCGACCCTTGTCCTCAAGATGGAACAGCTCACCCCTGAAGCCGTGAAGGCCAAGATCGCCGATTCCGATGAGAAGTTCGCCAAGGCGCAGGCAGCAGAGAAGGCCAAAGCCGAAGAGGCAAAAAAGCCTAAAGAGTACGAATACAAACCGATGGACGTCTCTGAGTCCACGAAGGGAAAGACCTTTTATCACGGCACGAAGGCGGACATGAAGTCTCTGGCTGATGCGGATGTCTACGGCAAAAGCAGTGTCCAGAACCTTTACGGGGAAGGCCTGTATTTGACAGACAGCCCCGCGGTCGCCGAAAGCTATGCCAAGAACAAGGGCAAAGGAAAGCCCGGGAGCGTTCTTTCTGCAAAACTTCAGGATCTCAAGCTGATCGACCTCGAAAAACCTCTTCCTGATGATGTCTGGAGCGTCTTCGTGAGACAGCTTGAGACGTATTCAGACAATGCCATAGATTTCAAAGGCAAGCCCGGCAAGGCAGTTTTTGATGAGCTAAAAGAGGGTATGCAGGACGCCGGCATATACGACAGTGAAGCGATCGACATCTACGGGTCAATTTCCGATGGACTTTCACAGCTTGGCTATGATGGTTTTCGCTACGAAGGCGGAAACAGGGTCAAGGGAGCTGTCACCGGGAAGCATAACGCCCTGGTACTTTTTGAGCAGGATGCCATGCAGGGCGGAAAACAGGTCGGTCGCCTTCTGAAGAACAAGATCGAGCCTGGTGAGATCAGATCTGTGAAAAGTGAACAGGAAGCCCCAAAAGCTGAACAGAAGCAGGCTCCCGCTGAACCGAAAGCGGTTCCACGTGAAACACCTCCTCCTGCTCCCCCGAAGCTTCCTTCTGGAGGTGGCCTGCTTCCTACGGGTGACGAGGGCGTGTCCCGGGCTTTTGAAAGAGCGAAAGAAAAGTGGTCTGATGAGCTCGCTGATCAGCCTCTTGAGACGTACACAAAGATATCGATCGCTGACCAGATGGCACGCGCCTTTGAGTTCCTGAAGGCTGAGCCTGAACTTTCCCGGCGTGTTGCCTTCGGCATGGAGCCTGCGCCCGCGGGTCTCCGTGAGACGGCTGTCGCTATCGCCTACGCTGAAGCGCAGAAGGAAGCCGGGAACCTTAAAGAGTTCTCCGATGCTTACCGTTCCCGCTCTCTTCGGCAGACCGCCCGAGGGCAGGAGATCGTGCTGGAGAAAGCCGCCGCAACGAACGTGCATGACCCTGCGGTGTTCATTGAGCAGGTACTCCAGAAGCGCATGGAGAACCAGGGCAAGAAGCTCTGGGAACTCAGTGCGAAGAAAGAAGGATCAGCAAGCGGTAGGAAAGCCTTTGAAAAGATCAAAAGTGAAGCAAAAAACATCAAGCGGACCGTTGTTTCATCCCGTGAGATGGATATCGCCGAAGCACAGGCGATCATTGATTCCCTCATCTGCTAAAAGAGGTTTATGAAAAAGATCTGCATTGACCGACTCACAGCAAAACGCATGAAAGAGGCTGTCGCTGCCGGCGAGATCAGCGTCAAGGATCTCATCGAAGGCTCAAGCTCTTATCGGCGCAGCGTGTTTGAGAAGTTCGCCTCGAAGGAGCTGGCGCGCGACATCAACGTGGCTTTTGAGAACGCCATGATCTCAAAGCAGAAGGGAGCCCTGAAGGCTTGGGCTGAGAACGTGTTCACACCGAAGATGAAGCAGTCGGCCAACTACAAGAACGTGATCGACAAGATCAACGAGCTGGACAAGCTCGGCGTCCTCAATGAGACAAACTCGGAAGCGTTCCTCTATGACCTGGTGGCCGACAAGATGGGGATCAACGTCACGCCCGAAGAGGTGGCCGAGATCTCCCGGCGTGCAAACAAGCTTCAGAACCTTTTTGAGCAGACCACATCTGACGGGCTTCCTCCTGTCGATTACTGGGTGGAACGCAGGCAGATGGAGGACTATCTCAACGGCCTGACTCCGAACGCACCGCTCAGGGTGGCCACGTCGATCGCAGGGCGCGGGGCGATGCTCCTGTCCGTGAAGTCTCCGCTGACGAACATTATCAGCAACACCGTGCAGGGTGCCTTTGAGGGGTTCGCCCGCCGTATTGCCTCAGGTACTTATGCCGGGCTGAACGGCGATTTTGCCATGGAGTACGCAAAAAAGGTCAACGCCATCTATCAGGCCTCAGGTTTTGACATCAGCCGCATGGAGTCACTCTCTGCAGGCCAGAAGCGTCTCGGCGAAGAGGTGACGCACTCTCAGGGTCCCGGGGCTGTCCGCGCGCTCGGTCGCTGGTACGAGGACGTGGTCTTCAAGCAGCTCATGGGAGCTCCTGACGTGGCGTCCTCATCCATCGCCTTTGCGGACTCAGCAAACCTCGGAAGCACAAAGATCGCTCTCGGCGAAGGCCTGACGGACGCCCAGGCGAAAGCCCGCGCCCTTGGGATCATGAAAGACGCTGTCCTTATCCGCCCCACAACTTTCGAGGGTGAGATCGTCAGAGCTCAGGCTCTTGCGGACGCGATGTATTCCACCTATACGAACAAGGGTGGCTATTCAGACTTTGCCATGGCCATCCGTGCGGCGTTGAATAATGCCACAGGAGACCTCAGGCTTGGCGATCAGCTTATGCCCTTTGTGAAGACCCCGGCCAATGCCATACAGGCAGGCGTGGAAGCTTCAGGCGTTGGCGTGTTCCGCGGGTTCTGGAAGCTTCCTGAGGCCATGCGTGCAGCTCGTGAAGGCGACCCGGGACCGATGCGGGAAACCGTGAACGCTTTCGTGCGTGGTGGCTTGGGACTTACCCTGGCGACCGTTCTGGCTTTCATGATCAACCCTGATGACTTCGTCGGGGAATATGAGAATATGCAGCAGAAAGAGCGTGACCTGGCGAAGCTCAAGAATGCGAACTACAACTCGATGAAGATCGGAAACAAGTACATCTCCATGGATTATTTTGGACCTCTTGCGCCGGCGATCATCGGGATCCTTTATGCCAGAAAGTACGGAGACGGGATCCCGGGAACAGCTTTTCAGTACGCCCGCGGGGTGGCAACGCAGGCAGCACGCATCCCCGGCCTGCGGGAGTTCTCGGAACTCGTGAACTCGATCAGGATGGATCTCAAAAAAGGGGATCTCGGAGAGTCTTTGCAGGGCATGACCGATGACGCCATCGCCTACGTCCGCGCCCGGGTCATCCCGGCGATCGTGAACGATGTGGCCAAGGGCATCGACCCCGTGGAACGTCAGACCGGGAAGAGTCAGGTTTCAAAGACGGTGTCATCAATCCCCGGCGCGCGTCAAACTCTTCCAGAAAAAATAGATCAAACGTCTGGAGATGCCGTTAAAGGTGAAGGCTTCCTTTCTTCGATTTTGTTCGGCAATCGAGTCAGAACGGCCAAGGAGACGCTGCTCATCAAGGAGATCTCCAGGCTGTACGGTGAGGACACCGGTCCTGTCATCGCGGACATCGAAAGATCATCCAAGCGGATGAAGGAACTGAAGGCGCAGATCGGTGACAAGAAGTTTCAGGAGGCACTCATCTCCTACGGCAAGACATACGGCCGTGACGCCCTGGAAGCCATCGAGTCTCTTGAATACGAAGAGGAAGACGATGACGGCAAAAAGAAGATCCTCGACACGATCAGACGTGAAAGCATGAACTCAGTCCTTGAAGAGTTCGGATATGAAAAGCCCGCAAAAAAGGAAGGTAAAAAATGATCAGCACGCCAACAAACAGACAGGTTTTCAGCGGTGACGGGGTCACGTCAATCTTTGCAGTTACGGATTACAAGGCTTTCCTGATCACGGATGTGGTCTGCACCGTAGTCAACACAACCGCAGGGGTTCTTGCCGGCATCCCGGCCAACAGCGAGATTGAGCTGACATACGGATCTCACTTCACGGTGGCCCTGGGAACTCCCGAAACTGGTGAGACGGCTGCTTATCCGACGATCACGCTTCTTTCACCTTATGCGAACCTGCCCTCTGGCGTGAACCTTGTTTCCGAGCGCAAGCTCCCGATCACTCAAGAAATCCGCCTGACAAACAACGAAGGAACGCCCGCTGCTGTTTACGTTGAGGCCTTTGACCGCGCCGTGTGTCTTATTCAGCAGCTTCAGGCACTTCTCAACCGCGGAGTCCTGCAGGGAGTCACCGCGACGAGTCCTTTGGCGTTCCCGGCATTGGCTTCTGGATATCTGAGGAGCGATGGTTCAACCATCTTTTTCGGAGATGCCACGGTCACGGTCACGGATTACGAAGGAACGATCTCTGGCGGGCTTTACGCTGCACGCCCCGGGTCTCCCGTACCTCTGGACATCTACATCGCCACAGACACGAAGCAGATACTCCTGTGCTTCACGGCAGGCACCTGGACGCCTTCGAGCGACTTCTATGTCGCCGTGAACACACCGCAGGGCGCAGACATGGCCTCGGCGACCTCGATGGACATCGGTGCAGCCACCGGGAACTATCTGAA